TAAGCTTAGATTTAAAGAAGAAAGCTTAAATAATGATTCAGAAGCTGTTAGCTGGTTAGAGCAAGTAAATCTATTAATACATAATTCATTAAATGAATCTAATTTTAATACTGAAATAGCTAAAGGGTATCAATCTTTTGTCGCTTTGGCTAATATGGTTTTATTCCATGAAGAAAATGATAATGGGGATTTTATATTCACAGCAATTCATTTGGGCAAAGTAGTATGGGCAGAGGATAAAGAAGGAATAGTAGATACAATATATCGCAAATTTTCTCTCACTGCTCGTCAGGCGGTAGAAAAGTTTGGCAAGAAAATAAACATTGATTTAATAAAAGCTTCAATAGAAGACCCAGAAAAGGAATATCCTTTCTTACATTTTATAGGACCAAGAGAATCTAAAAATATAAAGTCTAGCAAACTAGCAGTAATGCCAGCAAAGAATCGTCCTATAGCTTCTCTATATATAGATATGACGCACCATGAATTAATAGAAGAGGGTGGATATTATGAAATGCCAGTCTTCGTAGCTAGATGGTCGCTATTACCTGGTGAAACGCATGGAAGGGGACCTGGGCATTTGTCTTTGCCTGATACTAGAACTCTCAATAAATTAAAACAAAGAGGCTTAGAGGCAATAGAGATGCACGTCAGGCCCCCGCTTTTTGCTAATCAGAGGGATATACTAGGAAAATTAGATTTACGACCAGGGGCAATTTCTGTAGTTAAAGACCATACCGGGCTTAGGGAGTTTGTTTCTCAAGCCAGGGTAGATGTATTACAATTTAGTTTGGAAGATTTAAAAGCCTCTATTAAAAGCATATTCTTTTTAGATAAATTATTATTACCCCCAAGAACTGAGACTGGAGAAATGACAGCGTATGAAGTTTCTCAAAGAACGGAACAAATGCAAAGAGTATTGGGGCCAGTTCTAAGTAGAATGAATAATGAATTACTAAGTCCTTTAATAATAAGGGCATTTAAAATTCTATTAAGAAACGGCAAACTTCCAGAGATTCCCGCTACATTAAAACAGGCAGGAATAAATGTAGATATCGTATTTGTAAATCAATTAGCTCGCGCTCAACAAATACAAGATGTGTCTACTATACAGCAATGGATCCAAGGCTTGGCTATGTTGGCGCAATTAAAACCGGAAATAATGGACATGATAAATGCAGACGGTATTGCAAAGCATACAGCTAAAGTATTGGGAGTACCAGAAATTGCAGTACAAAATGATAAAGAAGTTCAAGCTATTAGACAAGCAAGGATGCAACAACAGCAACAAATGCAAGCTGCGGACATGGCAATGAAAGGAGCGGATGTTGCGTCTAAAGTACAGGGGCTAGGAATGCAATGAGTGTAGAATATGATACAGAGATACTTGACTATGAAAAGTTTCGCAGGTCTTTGAACGAGATCTACTTAACGCCTCACGGCAAATTCGTACTAGATACTTTAGAGAGATCTTATGTGGAATCTAATGTCTTTAGTTCAGATATTAATACTACAATATATAGATTGGGGCAAAAAGAATTAATACAGTCTTTAATATTTGACGCAAAAAACAAATATAAGGCCATGCAATCATTAATGGAGGATTAAATAATATGTCAGACGAAACTACCATAGTTACTTCCGAGCAAGCAGTAGTAGAAGAAGCCCCAAAAACTGAAATTAAAGCAGCTACCAATATAGACTTCTTATCTTTAATTGATGAAGAGGTAAGAAAGCAAGGAAACATTAGCAACTTTAAAGACATAAACTCTTTTGCTAAAAGTTATTTAGAGAAAGAAAAGATGCTCGGCGGCTCTATAAGAATACCATCTAAAGATGCCTCTCCCGAAGCGAAACAAGATTTTTTTAATAAGTTAAAAGATATAGACGGAGTTATATTAAGGGACGATAAAGATTTATATACTAAATTAGGTCGCCCGGAATCTGCTGATAAATATGATATAGACAGTATGATTCCCGATAACTTTAAACTAAAATTTAAAGCTGATATAGATACCTTTAAAAGGGTAGCGTTTGATTTAGGGATGTCTAATGACCAAACTAAAAACCTAATTGAGAGACAATTAAAAATTATAGAAGAAAATACTAAAAGAGCAGCTGATGAAAAAGCAAACGCAGAAGAATCTTTAAGAAAATTCTGGGGACAAGATTATGATAATCGGTTAACTGCAGCCAAACAAGTAGCTAAGATATATGGAGACAAGTTTGGAGAGGATATAAAGAAATTAACCATGGGTCCAGCAGGTAATAACCCAGCCTTGTTACATATGCTCTCTGAATTAGCGGAGACATACAAAGAAAAAGGACACGAGGGCATGTCGGGAATAGATTTTGGCATGACCCCAGAATCGGCAAAGCAAAAGATTCTAGAAAGACGCAAAGACAGAGGATTCATGAGGGCTTATTCTGATAGTTTAGACCCAGGACACGCTAAAGCTTTAGATGAAATGGCAGAGCTTTACTCTATAGCTAATAGTCAGTAAAAGCATTTGTATTTATCTACAATTTATACTATATAAATACTATAAACCTTAGTATTTCTAAGGTCGGATAAGGTTGGCTACCCCCGTTAGACAAGCTGCTTCATCCATAGGCTTATATGGAAGAGCAGTGACCCCACTTTTGGACAAGTCGCTCGAAAAAAAACAAATAAATTATTAACTCTTAAGGAGAATAGAATGACTGCGACCATTAGTTCAGCATTTATTAGTCAATTTTCAGACAACCTATTTAGTTTGTTAGAACAAAAAGGGTCAAAACTTCGTCCTGCGATGAAAATAGAAACAGCAAAGGGCGAGAAACATTTCTTTGATAGATTAGGTTCTTTTACAGCTACCAAGATTATATCTCGTGCTCAAGAAACTAATCTTCAAGACCCATCTCACAGTAGGCGTATGGCTACCGTAGATAGATTTGAAGCAACTACTTATCTAGATGATATGGATAAATTAAAAATGCTTATAGATCCATCTAGTGATTACGCTCAAAAATTAGCAAGAGCACACGGAAGAAATTTAGATGATATAATTTTATCCGCAATGCTTGGAACAGCAGCAACAGGACAAACAGGAACAGGCTCACAAGCTTTTGATTCCGGCCAACAAATTGCTCATGGTTCTACAGCATTTAGTGTTGCTAAATTAAATGAGGCTTTACGTTTATTAGAAGCAAATGATGTAGACGTTGACGGTATTAGATTGTATCTAGCTGCAGGAGCAAGTGCTATTAAAGCTTTATTTGGGGAAAACGATATCGTAAGTTTCGATTTCCAAAATACAAAAGCTTTATCAGACGGTAAACTCCCAATGTTTCGTGGAGTAAACATCATAAGAACACAGCGTATTCCAGATCAAACCGCTGGTTCCGTGTTTAGATGCGTACTTTTTACAGAAGATACAATGAGAGTTGCTTTCAGTAAAGATATAGAAGTCAAAACAGGTGAAGATATAACCAAAAACTTCTTAATGGTTATTGCTTCTTACATGATGTTTGGAGCTGTACGTATGGAAGAAGAATCAGCAGTAGATATTTTATATCAATAATTTAGGAGATGAAGAATGACTATAAGTACAGTTAAATCAGAAGCAGTAACAAACATTGAGTCTAATCCTATTACTGCGTTAGACCGTAAAACCGGAACTTTAACCTCAATAGTTGACCAAGACGCTATACCTACCACATCTTTAGATGAGACGGGGGATAAAATGTTGTTTTGCCCAATTCCATCTAACGCTGTTATTTTAGATGTTTTGCTTTTAAATGATGACTTAGACTCCGCTGGACCTGCTTTAGCTGCAGACATCGGACTATATTATTCTGGCATAGGTGGAACACAATATTTAAATGGTAATACTTCGGGAGTTGTTGTAGACGCTGATTGTTTTACATCAGCCGGAACAACCTTGCAAGCCGCTGTTACTACTTGGACTTCTGTTAGATATGAAGCTGCTAATATAACAACTGCAGATCAGGAAGCTTGGGAAATTGCTGGCTTAGCCGCTGATCCAGGCGGGCTATTCTATGTTGGTATAACAGTAACTACCCCAGCAACTACAGCAGCTGCGGGGGATATTGTAGTGAGAGTAGATTATATTTAAATAGGCCTAGGTTGACCCTGTAAAATTTATTAATAAAATTTAACTTTGCAGGGTCTTTTTATAAGAGGGTACACAAATGGCTTTAGAAAGAGAAATAAACGTTGACGAACTATCTATATATGGAACGTTGGTAACAGCAACTGCGGCTCAATTGAATGCGGTTCCAGCAACCTCGTCCACTGTTACAGAACTTAATTACTTAGATATAACAACACTTGGAACAGGAGCTGCTTCTAAAGCGGTAGTATTAGACGCCGGAGAAGATTACACCTGGCCAGCTACTGGAATCTTAACTTATGGAGCAGGAGCAATAAACTCAACTGGTGCTGAAATAACCAGAGCATGTGACGTATCAGCAAGGCTCGTAGCTTTAACAGCTACTGCGCCTATAACTTTAGCTGCTCATGAAGGTAGAGATATGTATATTACCGGAACAGCCGCAGCTACATATACCTTACCAGAAGCAACAGGAAGCGGGTCAAGATTTCGTTTTATTATGGGGCAAGTAAATACTAATGGCACCATTATTACAACAGTAGACGCGACTAATTGTGGTTTTTATGGAAGCGTTAATATTCTAGATAAAGATGCAGCAGCTCAAGGGGCATATGCAGCAGCAGCTACCGACGAGTTAATCACTTTAAACGGTACTTCAACTGGTGGACAGATAGGAGACTTTATAGAGTTATTAGATATAGCAACTGATAAATGGATGGTGTTTGGACAATTAACTGTTCCAGCAGGTTCTAATCCAGCAACACCTTTTAGTGGTGCTTAATAAGGGGTTTGGTGGAGAAAATATATAAACATGGTATAGCCAGCTACCCTTAAGTTAGAGGGGGCTGGTTAATTCCTATAGAGAGTCAAGGTACGGGAGTAAAGAATGGCTTCTGAGGTTCAAATATGTAACATGGCTCTAACTAGATTGGGGGCTGCTTCTATAGTTTCTTTAACTGATGGAACAACTTCTGCCAATCTTTGTAACACATTAATAGATAACTTGTCTTATAGGGTCATGATTCAAGGGTCGTGGACAACTACTATATTTAGAGCGGAATTAGCTCAATCTGCTTTTCCTCCTGAGTATGATTACGCATATGCTTATCAACTACCTACATCCCCAAAGTGCTTAAAGGTATTAGATGTAGCAGGGGATCCTTTTATTGAATATAAAGTAGAGGGAGACAAACTGCTTACAGATGAGTCAGAAATCTTTTTAAGATATATAGGAGTACCCGCAAGCACAGAAGACTACGGGCCTCTTTTAACAGAAGCTATAGAAGTATTGCTGGCGAGTTATCTTGCGTATCCGCTGACTGCAAATAAAGAATTAGCTATGGGGTTAAAGAAAGAATATGAAGAATTGCTATTAAATAGTTTGACTATAGACGGGCAACAAGGGTCTAAAGAAGAAGTAGTTATATCTGATTTAACTTCTGTAAGATATTCCGGTACGAGTGGTTTTTATTATTGGCCATAAGAGGAGTATAATAAATGGCAAAGAAAATAATAAACCAGACCGCCTTTACTTCGGGAGAAGTATCTACAG